GGCGCCCCGCATAGCCGTCAGTAACACCCGAACGAGTTGCACGACTGAGAGAAGCTGTTGCCCTGGCTGTCTGAGCCAGAGCGGTAGGTGCTGCCGTTGCCGAAGTCCTGAATGGTTTGGTTCCAGGAGTCCCCTGTAGAGCTGGTGCCATTCTGGTAGGTGGTGTTGCCGTAGGTGCTGGAGTTCTGAGACCAGGAGCTGCCGGTGTTGCTGTTGTAGCCGCTGGTTACCGTTTGATTGCCGAATTTCTGAACGGTGTAGCTGTTGCCGCTGTTGTCGTAGCAGCTCTTGAAGTTACCTGAGCCATAGCAGGCAGCTTGAGCCGATGAGCAGGCGAGCAGAAAGAAGGCAAAAGCGAAAATTCTCATTGTCGTTCCCCTTATTTGAGTTATCGGATTCCCTTTAGCGGTCAAATAGTAACCGAATCAGACCCGAGGCCGAAAGCCCACCGCACGACCACACGACCAGCACAGCCCGCCACCCGGCGGGCTTTTTCGATTCTGGAGACCTGAAAATGCTCTCACGCATGGAAAACCCGATTAACGGGTACCTGCTCCGCGACAAGAAGGGGAATCTGCTCCCCGGCGGCCGCATGGAGTTTTTCGAGGACGACACCGACACCCCGGCCAACGTGTACGACGCCGGCACGGATCTGTCGGTCTCCCTCGGGAACACCCTCTACGCGGATGCCTACGGCCTGCTGCCGGACTTCGAGCTGACCCCGAACCAGGATTACAAAATCTTGGCCTATGACGCTGACGGGGCGTTCCAGTGGGAGCGCGGCGGTGTCGCGAACAACATCGTGAACCTGGAAAGCCGCATCGAGGATCTGGAGTCGGCGGTGAGCGCGCTGGGCACCGACGCCGGCCCGAAGAACCTGCTCACCAACGGCGGGTGCAAGGGCCGGCGCCATGCGTCGTCCGGCGTGGATTTCCCGGTGCGCGACAGCTGGTCCCTGGGTGAGCTGGCGGGCGTGTTTGCTCAGGTGGGTTCGGCCACGGCCGGCACCTTCCACCGCCATCTGGACGCCAACTTCGGCGACACCGGCGTCTGCGCCCGGCTGGACAACGTCACCACCACCAGCAGCGAATCCGAAGCGGAGATCATGTGGCGCATGCCCTCCGGCGACGGCGCCAACATCAGCGGCGACGACGTGGTGTTCCAGGCCAAGGTGCGCCAGAACAGCGGCTCGCCGATGAACGTCTTTCTGACGCTGTACAAGTGCCTCACGGCGGACGACTTCGACGGCGACCTGGTGACCATCGCGGCCAGCGATCCGGTATCCATCGCCAGCAACACGCTCACCCAACTCAGCCTACCCATCGAGAACCCTGGCGACCTGTCCACCGGCGTCGCCGTTGTGGTGACCTTCGACTGCGGCATCGTCTCGAACACGAACCTGGACGCCGGCGAAGCCCAGTTGGAGCGCGGCGGTGTCGGCACCCAGTTCGAGAACCGGCCGGAGCTGATCGACCGGGCCGCCTGGTCCGAGGAAGACCTGGAGGGCGTGGGCGCGGTGGATTGGTTCGCCGCGACCTCCGCCGTCCCCGGCCGTCTGGTCTGTACCGACGACGAACTGCTGCGCGCCGATTACCCGCGCCTCTGGTATTGGGCCCAGACCTACGGAACGGTCGTCACCGACGTGGAGTACCTGGGCGACAGCGAGACCGACCGGCGAGGCTGTTTCAGCTCCGGTGACGGCTCCACCACCTTCCGCGTGCCGGACCTGATTACCCGCAAGGCCCACATCCGCGCCCTGGACCCTGCCGACACCGAGCGCGACCCGGGCGCCTATCAGGCCGACCAGATGCCGGAGCACACCCACGGCATGCCGGTGGGCGACAACATTCTTGAAGGCAACGAGCCCAATAACCGCGCTGTCGGCAATGGCTACACCTCGTTCGTTGACACCGCCGCCGCCGGCACCGGTGAAGAAACCCGCGTCGCCAACTACAACCTGCTCCCCTGCATCAAATACTGAGGTAACCCATGCCTGCCATTCAGATTCCAGGAACGAACATCGTCTACGGCTGGGAAACCCGCGAGAAGGGCTGGGGCCGTGGCATGAACACCAACCTGCTGGTGATGGGGCAGGTGGCCCGGGGCTCGGTGATTTCACGCTCCCAGTCCACCGCGCCCAGCAACCCGGAAGAGGGCGACGCTTATATCGTGCCCGTGGGCGCCACCGGCACCTGGTCCGGCAAGGACAACACCATTGCTGCCTATCACTCCGACGCCTGGCTCTACATTGAGCCGTTCGGGTCGCCGGTGCTAGTGGTGGACGAGGATCTGCACGTCTACTGGAACGGCGAGGGCTATGACGTGGTCGGCGGCACCGGCGATGTAAACGGGGCTGCCGGGAGCGTGGACGGCGAGGTACCGGCTTTCAGCGGCACCAGCGGCAAGGCGCTCAAACGCACCCCGCTGCGCCTGGACAGCGCCGGCAACCTCTGGGGCGCTGGCCTGAAGGTGGAGGAAGTAGCCACCACCACCTACAGCCTGACGGCCGCCGACAACGGCAAGGTGCTCTGGTTCACGTCTGCCGACCCTGTGACCGTCACCCTGCCGGACAACGCCACCACGGCGATTCCGGGCGGCTTCAACGTGATCGTGGCTCAGGGCGGCGATGGCGCGGTGACCGCCGCCGGCGAGGGCGGCGATACGGTGGTCACCCCGGATGACCCTATCGTCACGTCCGGCGCCGGCACCGCCGTGAGCGTGATCAAGCAGGCAGACACGGTCTGGTGGGCCTCTGCGGGCGGCTCAGGCGGTGGTGGAGGCAGCACCGGCACCAACGTCGAGGTGATCAGCGCCACCAGCTACACGATCAGCGAGGCGGATAACGGCAAGGTGCTGTGGTTCACCGCCGCCACCGCCGTCACCGTGACCATGCCGGGCACCACGGCCCTGCCGATGGGCGCGAATATCGAGGGCGCCATCATTCAGGCTGGTGCCGGCACGGTGACCGTCCAGGGCGATGCCGAGTCATCCATTGCCGCCGAGGGCGGCCTGGTGGCGAGCGCCGCACAGTACGCCCCGATGTCCTTCTTCCGCCAGGCGGCGAACCTCTGGTGGCTGGGAGGTCAGCGCGCATGATGTTCCCGTTGAACCATGGGGTTTTGGCGGCGGCGGTGGCCGGAGGTGGCGGCCTGGATTCCGTCGAGCTTGAGCCGAACACCCAATACGTCCTATCCAACAGCAATCTGACCGCCACCAATGATGGGGGTGGCGCAAGAGGGGTTTGCGTGGGTTCCGTCGCCAGATCATCGGGCCGGTACTATTTCGAGATCGAGGTAGTGCAGCCGGGCGTTGGCTCAAACTCAAATGCAATCGGCATCGTCCCGCCCGGCGTTTCTGGTATTGATGCGGGGACCACCATTGGCGGAAACACCGCCATGGGCGGCGGCTATATGTATAACGGGGCCAAGTACATCAAGACCAGCTACTCCAACGGTTACGGCCCCTCTTTCGGAGCGGGAGACGTGATCGGTGTGCTGTGCGACATTGACGGTGGGTCGCTTCGATTCTCCAAAAACGGCGTGCTTCAGCCGGTGATCGCTTTCGATTTCACGACTGATGGCGGCGCGTGGCTGCCGGCTTTTAATACCTCCTACGATAGCGGGAGCGGCACCCCGTCGGAGCATAATGCCCGATTTGCGGCGGCCAGCATGGAATACCTGCCGGCTGGCTACAAAGCGTGGGCGGAGGTGGAGGCATGATCCGCCCATCGCAGCACGTCCTGCTCGGCCAGGGGAGGGCGGGTAGATCAGCAGGGTTGCACCTTGGCTGAAAAGCCCGCCGAGTAACGCTGACCTCTGGTCGCTGGCCTCCCTGCCGACGGCGGACAATGCCAGGGTAGGGCGGCCGCTTCGGGCTGTCTGTAGGCCGGCGGCGTCAGATCGCGTCAGCTTGGGAGTACAGGACGGGCGGACAGTGTCCCGGTGATGCAAAACTCCACCGCAACCCATTGATTTGTAAGGTTTGCGAAACAACACAAAGCACTGTCTTTTTGGTCAGTCGGCGAATCCTAAAAACCAATAAAATCAACAACATAGGGTGATTAAGCCCCATGCATGGGGTGCAAGGGGTCGAAGGTTCGAATCCTTCCGTCCCGACCAAATAAAACAAGGGGTTAGGCGATTCACAGCCTAGCCCCTTTTTTGTTGCCGGCATTTTTGCCC